CTGCTCTGTTAGTTCCTCTAAGTCGGCTTGACCGTCAAATATAATTTCAATTTTACGAGGCACACTGACATTAATATCGTCATTAGTATGCTCTAACGTATATGTGAATTTTATTTCTTGTTTCATATATTATACCATTTCTTCAATAATACCGAGTATTTCCGCTACAATTAGCAATACACCGGTAACCCAGAAGGCACCGAAGCAAAGGCACGTACCCGCAATAATACGAATAATACTTTTAATGATGCTAATGTTTTTATGTTTTTTAGGATCAGGAATGTCGCTCATATATTAAACCGATAAAGCTTTATCCCATAGTTGTAAATGTAGTCTATTAGAAAATTTAAAACCGTACTTCTTACAGAGTTCAGCAACTGTAGGTCCAACCTCTATTAATTCTTTACGGCTACCGCACATTGGCATAATCCATACTTGTTCTGAACGTAAACCGATATCTGGATTATTGAGATAATTTTCTAAAACCTCAGTTAAATCTGACTCTTGTTTAGCTACAAACTTAAAGCAGGCATCGTGCACAACTAAATAGCGTAATACCTCTGGTTTGAAGCGTTTTTCAATAGGATCTCCATTACTAGATAACTTAGGAGAAGTAGTATATGTTACGTGTACACCAAGACGAGACCACTCTTCATCTGGCATAATAGTACCATTAGTTTCAAAGTCAATATGCAATTTAGGTCTACCTATATCATCAGCAGTAAGGGTTTTACTGTAATTAATAAACCCCCAACGATCTCTAATGAATTTAATAAAATTAAGTAGTTTTTTTTGCTGTAAAAAAGGCTCCCCGCCGCTTATTTTAAAAAGTGCACCGTTTTTAAGTAACTCGTGATGCTCTCTTTCTTCCATATATTTTGCAATTTCAGTAAAAGTCATTTTGTTCTTTATACTCCAACTAACGTAACTATCACAACCAAACGGAGAGTCAACAGACTTGAATCCTTGACATGTTAAATTGCAACTTGCTAGACGTATAAATACTGTAGGGTAACCAATATAGCGACCCTCACCTTCTAGCGTATTAAAGCAAAAATCATTAGAAATATACATATATTCTTTATCTGGATCTACGGTATTCATATACTGGTATAATATTATAAAAAAAATACAAATCAACTGTTAATTAACCTTCGTATATAGCTGAATTGTCCGGGTGTTCCCAAACTTCTACTTTAGAACACCAGCAACGACCATTAGTTAAGCTATCTACATATTCGTTTGCAAGTCTATGGCATAGCTCGGCAAATCTTTCAATACCCACGCCGTCTTCAAGTACCACTAGTTCAATCATCTTACGTTGTTCTAGTAGTTTAAACATATCTAAATCGGGGTCTTTTGCCCAAACTACTGTCTTATGATCAAAGTAATCTTCTAAAGTAGTTTTAAGTCGTTTCAGGGAACCGAAGTCTACAACCCAATTATTATTATCTAATACATTACAGGTGAACCAAAACTTAGCCTGTAAGCGGTAACCGTGAATAAAGTGACAATGACTTTGTGCATAAGGCTGTCTAAATGCAGCCGATCCTAGTGGAATGACTTTAGTTGAAGTGAATTTACCCATACAGTATAGTATGAGGTATTTTTAAAAGATCAACTTAAATTAAGTCTTTTGTGAGTTTTTCTATCCAATCCTCCAATATTGTTAAATTAATATCTGGTGGGGTAGAAATAACAGCATTACTATCGTCAGCGGAATCATACAAATAGCGTTGAATGTATCGTTTTTCTTCCATAGTTTCTAGATTAATAAATAATCCAGATCTTTTATCTTTTATAACTGTATTACCCGCTAAAGCGAAGTACACACATTCAACTCTCATGAATTCATTAGGTTTAGTATAGCCAATGAGGTTATTAATAAATTCATTTTTATCTCTAGGATTTTTAAAATACAAAAATATAGGTAGATCTGCACTGCTGTAGGTCTTGTTTTTGTATTTGAGTATCACACATTTATTTATAGCATTAGTAAATAATGATATGGCTGTTAACAAAAAATTAGTAAATAAAAATGAAGCCGTGGATTTACCCCCTCCACCCCCAATTAAATTTTCTATGCCGTCGGATACTCGTCCGGCTATGGTACAGAACGTTAGCTCATTTGCAGATTACTACAACCAGGGTCAATTTGATATAACGCCAGACTTTGTTAATTATATAAAAAATGTAGAGAACGGGGTTAAAGCAGGATTAAAACATGGCAAATGGTTTGCACAGCCAAGCTTTGAAGGTGGTACTAAAACTATTGCATACGGTCATAAATTAATTCCAGGTGAAAATTATCCTCATGGTATTACCGATGCACAGGCATTAGAAATGTTAAAAAACGATCTTAATACAGCTTCCAATAAAGCTAAAAAACTCGTTGATAGTAAACACGGCCCTGGTACTTGGGATAATCTAGATAATACAAGAAAAGAAATGTTAACAGACTTTGCCTTTAATGGTGCTTTACCACATTTTCCTCAGTTTATTGCTGGAGTGGTAAATAATGATCCAAATGTAATGAATACACAGTATAAGCGTTTTGCAAAGGGTAAAGAGCTGGTAAATAGAAACCAGCAGTTTGCAGCTAGATACTTAAACCGTTAAATCTTACCGGCTAGTTTTTTAATAATTTCAATAATATCGTCTTTGTTCTTCAGATTAACACCGGAAGATAAAGTCTTGACATCATCTGCATCTAATACGCTTGGATCGGCTTGTACTCTGCAAATAGCATCTGCAGCCATATTAACTAATGTAGTTTCCCAGTTTTGTAATTCAGCAGGGTTACGATCTGCAGCAGTTGTATTATCAGGAGCAGGCGCATTAACAGGGCCTCCATCTTGAGGTAAACCAGCTGGTGGAGGTGGAGGAGGACCGCCAGCACCACCTGCAGTAGGTATCCCAGGGGGTAATGGAGCCTCTAATAAAGTACGGAAAATATCGTCTGCAATCTTATTAAACTTTTTCATTATGTAGTAGTTGAAGTGGTAGATGTTAAAGACTTAATAAAGTCAGGGCTAGCTAATTTAGTAACATCTCCATTAAGTTCAGGGTGTGCTTTAATTGCAGCTAGTAATGCTGTATTAGCAGCTTTAATTGCATCAGCATTTTTTTGACCAGAAGTCTGTTGAACAGTAGCAGCCTGATTACTTGTATTAATAGCTGACTGAGGGTCATTAGTAATACCGCTAGTTGTACCGGTAATACCATCCTCTTTTAATGCAGTTTCTAATACTTTTAGGAATTTACTCTTAATCATACAATTATTTACGACTTTTTTGTATATTTGCACTTGATTTTTATTGGCAATAAAGTAATATAAAGTGTCGTCGGTTTAAGGAGTATACCATATACAGCATAAGCCGTATATTAAAGTAAATAGGGACTCAGGAGCTAAAGCTCCTTCGTCTCCGGTCTTGTCAGACCTTTTATTAGGCTCGCTAACGCTCGCCTTAATATTATATAATATATAGGAGAGAAATCCGCTCATGGTTTGAATGCTGTTAGCAAGCTTTCTATGCCGTTTTTTGTACAAAACCGTTTGATTTTGTTAAAACTATACTTGCTATAATCTACTGAATAGCGAAACTCTTTAAGCTCAGTAGTTATTTCCGTGTATTCTGCAGTATCTTTGCCAATTAATACAGAACTATATGATTTATTAGTAATGTAAAGTAGGATAGGAAAGCACTTTTTTACTTCTTTAAGAAACGTTAAGATATCCGCATTACACGTTTCTTTATTAATCCAAAATATAGTATTCTTTTTGTGTTCTAATTCGGAATACTCTTTTAAAAGTGTAGACAACGTAAAATAATGTACAAGCTTACGGTAATCTTGTTTTGGTAAGCTATCGTATGTTAAAATGTTATACTTTAACAGTTCAGCTTTAAATAAATTCTGTATCTCTGATTCTATTATTGTAAAATCAGCTAGATAAAGATTGTATTTGAGCGGTAGTACCTGCATTATTAGTTATTGTACTATTATTTTCTTGTTGTGCAAGCTTATTTAATAATGCATTTGGTGCTCTACCAATACGACAGTTTATAATGCCGTTGTAATAGCCTTCTTTAAGTAAAACATCATGATCAAACTGTATCTTAGCTTCGTAATAAGCTAATTCAAACTTACTATCACAAAAACGTATTATTTCAAATTTAAATTTGTCTTTGCCAAGCTTCTTTATATCTTCATTAACATCATTAGAGGATGATGTATAAGTTTTCCAATCTGTCTCTATGTCAAAGTGTCTTTTGTTTTTTCTCCCTTTGAGAGGTTTAAGTTTCTTAACGCTTTTAATTTGTTTCTTTCCGAAATATGTCTTACCAGTGTGGGTGTTAGTAATACGGTAAATAAAACCGTAAGGTAAATTATTAGCATCAATATTCTCATTAGTAGTCCAATGGCCTAGATCCATGTCGCCTACTTACTACATACCTGGTAAGGTTCTACGGATTAAAGGAACAGCTTCTCCATTCACTTTTTTCTTTTTACTTTTTTTCTTTTTAGTAGCACTACCCCAAATATTACGTGCATCTCCTGTAGCATAAAAATCACCCGAACGCCCTGGTGTAGATGCATGTGCTTGTCCAGCACCAAAAACAGCAGAAGTGTTTCCAGCAGCTGCTGTCATATCTTCTAAAAGCTTAGTATACAAATTATTAAAGTTTTTCACGTAGATTTATTAATATTATACTATATACTTAGTAAGATTTATGGACTTACTTAATGTAGATAAAATTATTAGTGACTTTCAAACGGAACTTACTAATGATATTAAAATGGATGAGCTCTCTCTTAAAGAGAAAGCAATGCTTGCACCCACCACTAAGCAGAAGTGGGTAGCTAGAACCACTCAATATAAAAGTACTTTGCTCAAGCTTGAATATGCTAGAAAGCAAAAGGTTAGAGAGAAAACCGTAAATGCACCTGTAGCCCTATCTAAAGCTGCACGAGACGAAATAATGTATAATGATGATGATATAGTATCTATCAATACTTGCATTGATCAGATTAAATTAATTTTAGATTATCTTGAAAAGGTAGAAAAGCTAACCGGTTCTTTAACCTACGACTATAAGAACGCTATAGATTTACAAAAACTTGAAACAACATAATGGTAGTTGAGTTCCAATATGACCCAAAACGTAAGGAAGTAAAAATCGTATCTGATTTTCTTTCTAATATTAAAGAACACTTCAGTGTTAAGAGTCCGGCTGCTCGTTTTAATCGTTTTGCTAGGTTTATGCCTCAGCGTATTTATGCAATCACTCCAGCTGGTTATTGCGGTATTGGGTTAGTGCCTGGTATTATAGAATTTTTAAATAGTCAGAATATACCGTTTGAGATCAAAGTTAATCAAGAGTATAATGATGTTGTGCGTAAAACACATATACTCAAGCCTGATAGTTTTAAAACACTAAATAGTGAATTTAAACTTAGAGATTACCAAGAGATGGCGGTTAGTAGAGCACTAGATAATGGCTACGGTGTAGTAGAGCTAGCAACAGGTGGTGGTAAGACGTTAATTATTGCTAATTTAGTGTATGCTGCATTACATCAGATAGAACCTACTGAAAAAATATTAATAGTAGTACCAGACTTAGGTCTAGTATCTCAAACTTATAAAGATTTTACTTCCTATAATTTTCCAATGGAAGTAGTGAGTAAATGGACCGGTAATACTGAATTAGACCCTAACGCTCGTGTTATTGTAGCTAATATGGGCATATTACAAAGTAAATCATCAGATATTACCTGGTTTAATAAAGTAGGTTTGTTAGTTGTAGACGAGTGCCATAAACTACGAAGAGGTAATAAAGTTTGTAAACTTATTGACAAGGTGCCCACATTAAGACGTATTGGTTTTACCGGTACATTACCAGAAAATAATATTGATACCTGGAATATTAATAATTTTATCGGTCCAGTTATATTTAAAAAGACTACTACGGAGCTAAGAGAAGCGGCTGGTGGCGAGTACATTGCTAATGCACAGTGTTTAGCTATTAAGCTTAACTACGACTTCAAACCAGATTATACGGCAGTATCTTCTGCACAAAGATATTTGTTAGAATTAGACTATATACATAATAGCAAGTTTAGAAACAAAGTAATCAGACAACTAGCTCATAATTTTAAAAACAATTGTCTTATTCTTATTGATCATATAGCTCACGGAGATAATCTTTATAGAGAACTATCCACATTAACGGATAAGCAAGTATATTTCATACAGGGTAGTGTAGAAGTTGAAGAACGTCGCAGAGTACAGGAAATTATGGAACAACATAATAATGTTGTATGTATTGCCATTAGTAAGATCTTTTCTACTGGCATTTCTATAAAAAACATACATTATATAGTGTTTGCTGCAGGCGGTAAATCAAAAATTAAAACTCTACAGTCTATCGGTCGTGGATTACGTGTTCACGAAAACAAAGACATATTAACTTTGGTTGATATTGTTGATGATTTAATTTATGGTATCAAGCACTACGACAAACGAAAAGAATTTTATGACATTGAAAAAATCAAAATTACCGAAAAAACAATTACAGAGTCCGCCTGAAGTGCCGTCTACTGTAAAGATTACTAAGGTAAAACCTTCCTCTAAACCTAAAAAGCCGTTAAGCGAGTCCGCTAAAGCTAAAAAGATTTACTATGTAAGTCCAGCTGAATTTACTGCTGAACTTAGAAAGTACTACGAAACTGATGTAATGAGTGATAACCTTGCACTTATGATACGTAATATTGCTTATGGGCTTGCACATGCTTCAAATTTTATCAATTATACGTTTAAAGAAGAAGCTATCGGTGACTCTTTAATTAATATGTTTAATGCATTAAAAGATAAGAAGTATAATTTTGATAAAGGATTTAACCCGTTTTCATATTTTAATTCTATCGCTTTTAACTGCTGGCGTTCTCGTATTAAGAAAGAAAAACGTATGCGTGATACTTTAGCAGCATATCAAGAAGAAGTGTATAGTGTCATTGGACCTAATGTAGGTGTTGATGATCCAGTAAACCCTAACAATAAACATGCAGATTAAAGGAACAGAAGTCGGTATATTTTCAGACCCACATTATGGCGTACATCGCAATAGCGAGATATGGCATAAAATTGCTCTAGACCATGCCAAATGGACAGCTGAGCAGTTTAAGTCTCGTGGTATACAAGACATCATAATTCCAGGAGACATATTTCATGATCGTAATGACATTGCTGTTAATACTCTTCACATGGCTACTGACGTGTTTGATGTATTGCGTGATTTTAATATCATTATTACCGTGGGTAATCACGATGCTTATTACCGGGATAATTCTTCTGTTAATTCCGTATCCATTCTTCGCGGTTGGAGTAATATTACTGTTGTTGATAAGCTTATCGTCAAAAAACTCCAAGGAAAAACAATAGCCTTCTGTCCCTGGGGTCAAGACATTAACGAAGTACCTAAGTGCGATTTAATTGTAGGTCATTTTGAGATTAACAGTTTTAAAATGAATTCTTACAAGGTATGTACTAACGGGTTAAAGTCGTCTGACTTAACTGATAGAGCACCTTTAACTATTACTGGACATTTCCATCATAGAGAAGAACGTAAATACGAAAACGGTACTATATTGTATGTAGGTTCACCGTATCAAGAAGATTGGGGTGATTTCGGTACCACAAAAGGTCTTTATATATTAGATCTTAATGATTTAAGCTATAAATTTATAGAAAACAATATATCACCAAGGTATATGAAGCTTAGATATACTGAATTAACAACCGGTGTATATACACCTGACACTTTAAAGAAAGCAATTGCAGGTAATATTGTAAAATTCTATGTAGATAAAGTTGTTGAACCTTTCGCATTAGAAACGATTGTAAGAAAACTTGTATCTGTAAAACCTGTAGAATTTACAATTGAACATGATGTTACCGAGCAAAGTAAAATTAATATTGAAGAAGCAGCTAATAAAGAATTTAACATAAGCGTAGAAAAATCCATAGATGAATTTATTGAGCTTATGGATATTAAAAACAAATTAGATGTCAAAACTTACGTCAGTGATTTATACACTAGAGCAGGTAAATTATAGCAATGAAAGTAGCAATACATACTAATGCTCTTGATGACCGGGGTTGTGGTAAAACTCCGTTTGATTATGGTCTTGGATTGAAGAGCTTAGGTCATGAAGTGTGTTATATTACTTCTGGTCTTAGCGGTAACGAAAGTGCACCGCGTATAGCTAAGCATTTTCCGATTTATTATTACGAAGGTAAAATAGATAAAGCACCGAACGAAGCTGTAAGAGGTAATATTGAAAAGATCGTAGACAAGCAAAAAGTAGATTTTGTACAAATGCTTAAATCCGGTAATAATGATCAAATCACACCTACTAACTGTAAGACCGGTATACATTGTGTATTTAGTATGAACGATCCGCACGGTACTGTATATGCGGGTGTGTCAGAAAACTTAGCTAAAAAATTTAATAAAGAGTTATATGTACCGCATATAATAAAAAAATTTGAACCAACCACAGACGTACGGGCATTTTTTAACATACCAAAAGATGCTATTGTGATTGGTCGTCATGGTGGTAGAGATTCATTTGATTTACCGTTTGTACATGAAGCAATTAAAAACATAGTAAATTACCGTAAAGACGTTTACTTTTTGTTTTTATCTACTAATGTTTTTTATGAACACGAACGGATAAAATATATACCCTGGGTAGAGCAGGAAACCGATGTATTTAACTTCATTAATGCATGCGATGTAATGATACACGGACGCTACATGGGTGAGACGTTTGGTTTAGCTGTAGCAGAATTTGCAATCTGTAATAAACCTGTTATAACTTGGACTGGTATGTGGCATGGTGAAAAGGTACCTATTTACGACACTGCACATATTGATAATCTTAGAGGTAAAGCACTTGTTTATAATAACATTGTTGAATTGCAGTATATTCTTTTAAACATAGACAAAACCTATATTAACAGTCAGAATTGGGACACTATTTCTGATTACTATAATGAAAAAGTAGTAATGGATCAATATAACAAAGTATTTTTAACATGAAAATTGGCGTTGGCATAATTACCTGCAATAGAAATAACTATTTAAAAGCCTTAATAGCTACCTTACCTACTGATGTTATTGATCAGTTAGTAGTTGTTAATGACGGTAAGGCTGAAAATCAAATAGAGGTACCAGGTACCTGGTTACAGAATGAAGTCAATCTTGGTGTGGGTAAATCTAAGAACAAAGCAATGAAGTATCTTTATGATGCTGGTTGTGATTATATTTTTATTGTTGAAGATGATATGCTTATTAAAGATAAAAATGTATTTATGAAATACATTGAAGCATATCAAGAAACTGGTATACAGCATTTTAATTATGGTCCAGGATCACCATTTAACCGTAAACAAACAATACAGTTTGATTTACATAACAGACATTTACTTGATCAGAAAAGCCCTGTTAATCCTAGACTTATAGTAGAATATTCTAATAATACCAAAATTGCCTTATACGAGCACACAGTAGCGATGTTCTCGTTCTTTACTAGAGAGGTACTTGAAAAAGTAGGTTATATTGATGAAGAATATGATCAGTGCTGGGAACATGTGGATCATACATATAAGATACACAAAGCAGGTTATCATCCGCATTTTTGGTGGTTTGCAGATATAGCAGATAGTGAGAAATACCTTGAAGAAGCACCTGGTGCGATTGAAAATTCTGCTATTGCAAAAGATAGATCTGCTTGGATGGAAAAAGTAAACAAAGGGCGAGAAATATATAAACGTAAACACGGCCATTACCCTAATCAACCGCCATATGCTTCTAAAGAAGAAGTAATAAAAATGTTAAAAAATCTTAAAAAACGTCGCGAGCTTAATAAATAATTACATGGTATATGTAGACCAATTAATTTGTAAAAACTGTAATACTCCTGTTAAAACAGGTATGTTTTGTGCAGCTCCGTCATACTGTAGATATGAATATATGCACAAAATGCGTAATCCTAAATTAAGTAAAATAATAAATCTAAAAAGCATTAATTTTTATTATTTGCTTGGATTAATAGCTACAGACGGCAATTTACATAAAGCTAAAGGTTATGGTATTGAAATAAATATACACACTAAAGATAAAAATCTATTAAAAAAAATACAAAAAATGTATGGTGGTAGTCTTAAAGACAAAAAAGATAATACTACGGTATGGTATATTTCCTATAAACCGTTTTACGATTATCTTTGTAGTATCGGTATAACACCTGCTAAAAGTTTAACATTAGATGTAGTAAACTTTTTTAATAATCTTACTAGCGTGCAAAAAAACGCATTTATACGCGGGGTTGTTGATGGGGACGGTGGTGTGAGAATATACAATCAAACCAACCCTAAATACCCTACAAAAACTAGGCAGTATTTAGTTTTTGATATAGTTTCTGGATCTAAAGTTTTTTTAGATATGTTAGCCAAATACATAAATGCTGAATTAAAAGAAAATATATTAAACGTAAAAAAAGAAAAAACTATTTATGCTGTCAGATCTTTTGCAAAATATAAACCTATAAAAATATTAGATTTACTATACAAAAATATAGGTAATAATCTTAAAATGGATAGAAAGTACAATACGTACAAATTATATAAAAAAACATTACATATTACATGAAAATAGCTATACTTGTACCCACTCGTGAAAGACTCAATAGAAAACTCACGCTACTTAATTCTATATTGTGCACTGCTAACGATATTAATAATGTTACTGTGTATTTTGGAGTGGATGTAGATGACCCTAAACGAGATACCATCTTAAAAATGGCAAAAGCGTTTACGTTTCTTAAAATTGTGGACATACCCGCACAACCCAACGTAGATGTTAACATTAATAAAATCTGGAATCAATTAGCTGCTGTAGCCACTGAAGAGATTTTTGGCTATATTGGAGATGATATGGTTTTTAGAACTGATAACTGGGATGCAGAAATTATTAAAGAATTCTCAGGAGATAAACCACCTAAAGACAAGATCAAGTGTGTACATTGTGATGATGG